TTAATGACTAAATGATTTGCAGTTATAGAGTCGTTAGATAAGAAAACATTGCCTGTGTTTTTATCAGAACCCAAATATGCTGAGTAGCTACCGCTTGAACTAACCTGCTGTCTAATTTTTATAGCGTTGCGATTATTTGCTGTGTAATCAGTATTATCAAACTCTGCTGAAATTATGTTACCAGCTGTTGTTTGTTGAACATCTAGCTTAGCACTTGGACTATCAGTTCCAATTCCAACATTTCCTGAAGTATCAAAAGTAGCTACATTTGTAGTACCTTTCCTAATGTGCATCTTATCAGCATCTGTAGAACCATCCATGTGCAGGTTGTATTTTAAAGCTCCATAAAAATCAAAACCAATAGTTCTCGTGTTACCATCTCCGTCTGCAACAATGTCTCCAGCTACATTTAACTTGTAACTTGGCGAACTTGTACCAATTCCAACTCTGCCTGATGAGTCTATTCTTGCATACTCAGTTTCAGATGTTCCGTTATGACCTGCAAACTTTATAACACCATTACTTGTAGCATTTCTTGAGGTTAAGGTTGTAGTTCCTGTAATGTGGTTTAGTTCGGCTAATTTGCCTGAACTGCCTACATCTTCTAATCTTAGTATTGGTGGAACACCACCTATAGAACCACCTGTAATTGCTAAGTCTGCACCTGTAGTACCATAGGTTAATGTGGTTTCTGCATTTAAAGTTCCTGCGTTTGCAGTACCAGTAATAATTCTATTGTCTGCATTGTTGTTTATAGTAAAGCTGTTTGCATCTACATAAGCCTTAACAGATTGTTGTGTTGGTAATAGCGTTGCAGAATCAGAGGACATATCATCTTGATCTACAAAGCCTGTTATGGTTATCGTGCCATCTGATAGGCTTCCGAAGTTAGCTGTACCTGAAAGGTGAAGGTCTTTGAATCTTGTTCCTGAATCACCTAAACCAATAGCATTGTCTCTTGGGCCACCAGTAGCAGTAGCAGGATATATAGTATCAGTTGAGCCTTTAAATGTAATAAAAGTATCATCGTTACCTATGTAGAATCTACCAGCAACAGTACCAATACTTCCAACTATTGTTCCTGCACTTCTAAATCTAACAAGTTCTCCTGCTTGTGTTCTATTAATATCTAAAGAGTGACCACCATTTCTTGAAAATTGTGCAGCAGCATTTGCTGATAAAACAACACCTGTGGTATTTGCACCTGAAATAGAAGCCGATGTAGTTCCCACTAACAGATTACCTGATGAGTCTATTCTCATGCGTTCTGCTGGTGTTTGTCCAGTCGCATTAGCATTTGTTAATTGTGAAAAAATTAAATTACCTGAAGTATCGCCAAAAATTATATTGCCTTTAAAACCTCTAGTATTAAAGGTGTTTCCTGATTCATTAGCATCTGCACTAAATCCTAGGTAGGGTTGACCATTATTATAAAAAGCACCTAAAGTTCCATAATATCCACTAGTTCTGTTTGCATGACCAAATTCTATATTTGCACCATTACGCCTTAAATTTAAACTTGCATTAGTTTGTGGTGCAGTAGTTCCAACTTGAACATCACCTGTACTTGTTACAGCACCAACATTAGCTGTTCCTGAAAGGTGAAGGTCTTTGAAGCGTTGTGTTGGATAGCCTATGTTTGTGTCATTGTCGGAGTGTGGGTAGAAATAAGGAACTCCAGATACGTTACCCCAAACTAACTTTTTGTTGCTTTCGTTTTCTAAATAAAGAGCAACGGAGTTGGACTTAACTTTAAAACGACTTGCATCAGTACCAATACTTCCAACTGTTGAGCCATCTTTGTATAAATTAATCAAAGAGCCGTCACTGGCTAATCTATTTACATCAATAACACCTGCGTTACTTCTTGTAAATGTCACATTGCCTGAAGGTAAAATTGTAGTACCTGCTGTTGCGAAAGAAGATGTAGTCTTACCCACCAATACATTTCCTGATGAGTCTATTCTCATGGACTCAGAGCCATTGTTAGAAAATGCTATCTGTCCTTGAGAGCCTGGATTAAACATTCCAGTATCTAAATCACCATTAAATGAATAAGCAGGATTACTTGCTACACGACCTGAATTAGTAAATTGAATAGTTGGTTCAAAAGTATTACCGACACCAACTCTTAAGTTACCTGATGAGTCTATTCTGGCTCTTTCTGTAGTGCCTGTAAAAAACGACATAGTGTTAGAGAAAACTTTTATTTTGCCCTCTACCGCATTTCCTGTATTCTTGCTAAACGTAATGTTTTTTGAGCCACCATCACTGCCTTGTATGTTTATTGTAGAGCCACTAGATGTCCTTACATCCAAAGCTGTACTTGGCGAAGTCGTACCTAGTCCCAACCTCTCAGCACTAGCATCCCAAAATAAACCTTGAGTTGTACCTGTGTCGTCATAGAATGAGATGTCTCCTGTTGTTGCATCAATATTGAATCTATCAACACCCGTATTGTAAGCATTAGAGCCAGTTAAAACTCTAAAGTCACCGCCACCCCCGTTGTTGTCCAAATGAATTTCAATGTTCTTTGGAGAACCAATTGCAAGGGTATTGTCATCAGAAGCAGAATATTTGACGTATCTAAATGAATCACCAAACTGAAGGGCATCAGCATTTACTATGCCTGTTACGTCTATGCCTGAGCTAGTTGTGGCGATTTTTGGTGAACCATTATTGTATAGGGTTACCGCACCACCATTGATAGCTTGTAAATAATTCTGCGTGCCATTTGGAATCTGCATTTCAATATTGGCTGCTTGGATTTTTAAGTTACCTGTGCCTGTTTCTTTTATGACACTATGGTTGTTTCCAGACTCATGGTAAATTTGTAAATCTGCATCAGCACCAAACTCTACCTTTTGACTGTCTGGAATTCTTATAGTGTGTGAAAAATCAAAATTATCAAAATTAGTATTCCAAAGAATAGTTGCATCATTACCTACACTTACAGCATCTTGAATGGTAATACCTGCACCATTAGCTGAAGCAGACGAATCCCCTGTTGAATAGTTTAGGGTAATGTTTTTGTCTTTTACGTTTAGATCATCTGTGTTTACAGTTGTAGTAGTACCTTGAACTGTTAGATCCCCAGTAACAACCAGGTTGGCCATTTGTGAATTACCAGTAGAGGTAATTGCACCAGAGTTGATAGTACCTAAAGTGACATCATCACTATTTTCTATTTTTGTGCCTAGTTGTGTTTGTATGCTACCTGTTACACCATCTACATAATTTAATTCAGTAGCAGTTGCGGTAATTGCTGTACCGCCTAAAGAAAATGTACCAGTGACATTTAGCGTTCCACCAACTGCTAAAGTTTTTCCTGATCCAACATTAAGACCAATGCTACTACCAGTACCATCTGCTTTAAAAATTGCATCAAGAGAGTCTAAGTCAGCGTTAAGCGAAATACCCCAGGTATCCTCTGCTGCACCTGGTTCTGGTTTTGTTAAGTTTAGATTGGTTGTATATGTATCTGCCATTTAAGCTGCCTCTTGTTTATCAAGTGTTTCCCAGTTCGTAGATGGATTGGTTGCGTCTGTCCAAGTATTGCTAGGAGCTGTATTTTCTGTCCATGTTGCTGATGATACAACTATCTCTTGCCAATTCTCACTACCAACAACTTGGTCTGTCCAGTTTTCGCCTGGAACTATTATGTCTTCCCATTTTAAACCACCGACTGCATTAAAGCCACTTGTTTGGTTGATGGTGGCTTCCATCTTCTTAAATACTTCAGACTGTGCAGATACGTTAGATACTGCTGCGATAGTAACTTTGCCTAGGTCTGTGTCTTTTGCTATCGCTATAACATTAGATGTTGCAGCTATAGTTGCACTTCCTAGTTCAGTATCTCTGCCTACCGCATCAAAGTCTGATACAGCTTGGATAGTTGCTTGTAACTGTTCAGCATCTTTACCAATAGCTATAACATTTGATACTGCTGATATGGTTGCAATACCACCACGCTTTCTACTACCAATACTTGTAAAGTTAGTAACTGATTGTATGGTTGCAGTCGCTATCTCTGTGTTAGCACCAACAGCTAAGAAGTTTGTGTTTGCCTGTATGGTTGCAGACTCTTGGAATAGTATTCTAGCAAATCCTGTTAAGTTAGAATTTGCCTGAATGGTTGCTACACCTGATACAGTATTTCTAGCGGTTGCGCCAGATGTTGCGGATACGGTTGCTTCAGCTTGAAAAGCTAAGTCGTTAAATTTTGACCTGGAATAATAGCCCTTGTTATAGCCTATACTGGCCATGACGTTAAGCTAATGTTACGTCTAAATCACCAGCGTTAAATCTAAATACATCTCCTGTGCTTACAGTCTTGGAAGCGTCTAGGTTAGCGTATGCTAACAAGTTTCCAGATGTTGATGCGTCTAAAATACCAACTGCTACGATAGTTCCTAAGTTTGCAGTTGCTGTAGGATATTCAATAGCTGATGGGTTGGTTGCGGTAGTTGGGTTAGTACCAGATACATTGAATGTACTTGATCGTCTTACATAGCCTCCGCCTGTTGCTTCAGTTCCACCGCCTGTATCAGTTGGTGCTACTGTATATAAAGCAACATACAATGTTGAGGGTGCTGTATAAGCATTGCCACCAAAGACATGCTCTAAAACTTTGTCTTCTAAATAATCACTAAATCCTGCCATCGTATTCTCCTTTAATTACCGTAGTAGTAATTTCTTTTTTGTTTTGTTCCGTAAGTCTTTCTTCTCATCATTAGAGAACCTTTACCAAATGCAGCCTTCTCTTGAGCAAGTCTCATTTCTTCTAATGCTTTCTCAAACTGTTGTGTAAACATTGCTATTCTGTCGTCTTCCATCAAGTAGATAGAAGCGTGTTTCAATGCACCATACAAGTAAACATCTGGGTTTGATACTGATACAAAGTTAGTTGCATTGGTATCACTCAGTGCATTTATTTTACCATAATAAGTTAGCTGTAGGGTGTAAGGAACGTCAGGAGTTGGTGCTAATTCCATAGTACCATCAACCATTGCATAATATACTGGTTGACCTGTTGAGTTGTTATTTGCTTTTCTATAAATATCTAAAGATTCTATAGATTGTTGAAATAACGGACTAAAATCATTTGATGTTATTTCAACATTTATTGCTTCTAGCCAATCATCTGGTACTGATAAGTATTGAGCATCTGCTACTGCGGTAGCTCTTACAATCATGTCTTTTGTTCTTAACTTTCTGTTAAGTTCAGCCTCTACATTATCAATAAATGTATCTATGGTAGATGTTAAATCTGATCTGTTTAGATAACCAGCTATGGCTGTTTTTAATTCTGCATATGTCATACTTTACCTTGCCAAGTTCTAAAGACGTTATTGTCTGGATTGTTTAGCCATTGTTTCCACTTTGCGGAATCCTGTGACCAACCTTCTCGTAATGCTTTTTGCCAAATTACCATGGGTACTTCAGCTATGTGTCGCATATCTTTTCCAGGCTTAGGTGTATTGTCTCTTAGTTTCTTAACGTGGTCAATGACAGGAGCAACATCTTGAGTTGTGTGATAGACAAACTTGTCATCCTCTGTAATAAACTCTGATTTGTAACCAGTTTTGTGGTCGGTGATTGTACGTTTTTGTGACATATTTAATAAAGGGTGGGAAGGCCGAAGCCTTCCCTAAGTTTAACTAACTTATGAAGTTGTTAAGTCTGCGACTATACCGTGAGCAGCTTCGTTGCTCATTTCTAATCCATACTCACATAAAATCATCTTAGTTTGTGCGTCTCCAACTGTTGAGATATCAACTGTTTTAAAGTCTCTTAAGTAAGATACTTTAGCGAAGTCTGGATCAACTAATAGAAGTGATCTTTCTCTACTGAAGTTAGACGGTACTATTTTCAACTCACCAAAGTCTGATGCGTAAATAGAAACAGAAGCCTCTACTGTGTTTGCATCAATCATTTGTCTTGCTGAAGCTCTACCTGTGAAACCAGATATTTTTTGCTTGTTAACTGGGCCACAGATTGCCATTGAAGGCTCTCCGCCATTAGCAAAACAGTCTTGCAATACAGATTTTAATAATGTTTCTGTTAAAGCTCTTTGTGTTCCATCGGTTGGAGCAGCTCCACCACCAGCACCGTTACCGCCAGTTCCTCTTGATACGTTTGATGTAATCCAAGATTCAAAACCACCAGTTACTCTTGCTGTTGTAGCATTACCAGTTGTTTTAGCGCCTTTTTGACAAAGTGCTGTTTCCATATCTCTCTTAAGAGCTTTAGACATAATCGCTAGTTGGTGAGCCATTTCTGACTTCTTACCAGCAGGATCAGATGCTTGTTGTGAACCAGTCACAGTTGCGTCTCTTGATGAGATTTGAGCCACGTTACTAACTCTTGCAGTAGCTGTAGAAGCTGATCTTGAAAGTTCAAAACCCTCTAGCTGTCCAGCACCACTTGGAGTTGGTAAGTTTTCTGTTTGCCAATCAAAAACCACGTTATTGATTGAGTTTTTTCCTATAGCACTCAAGAACGGAGTTGTTTGAGGACTGATGTTATAGATAACATTACTTAGCTGTTCTCTATCTGAAGTCGCTGAGTAAGTATCAAATGCGTTTGTTACTTTAGCCATGATATTTTCCTATGTTTAAAAGTTTATATAATTTGTTCAAATAATTTAGCCGCATCCTGGACTTTGCCAGTCTTAGCTAATTTTTGATGCGCTCTTTTCGCTGGTGTTGAACTTTTAGGTACATTTGAAGTGCCAGGTCGGGCAGTTCGAGCTGCCGCTTTCTTTTCAGTTGGCTTCACTTTAGTAGCTTGTTGTGTCTTATGTTGTAACCATGCGTTTCTTAAACCAAGTAAAACTCGGTAGTCGTAAACGCTGTCCATCTCTTGAGATG